ATGAATCTATTTAATAAGATTAAACTCCAACCTAAGTTTCATAAAACTATGGAATGGCTTCATCAATTTTATGTCCTTGCTGCTTTAATCGGTATGAGTACCGGTTTTTTTGGATCTAATACATCACAAAAAGAACTAATATTATTAACTGCTTTTTTAATTTATTTTTTAGTTGTTTTAGTTCTTTTAATTAGCCTCGCTATAATGTACGGAAGAAAATCACGTTATGCTGAAGCTAATGCCCCTCTACTTGAATCAATTGAAACTTTAAAGGATGAATTTAGTCGTTTAGAGTATATTTTGAGAGATGATGCTCGCATTAAATCTTTTGATGAAGACCTATTGGTAAAAAGTTTAGTGAAATCATTGACCTCTGTTAGTGTCGCTTTTTCTATTATTACATCTGTTAAGTGTAGAACGTGTATTAAAATAGTAGGTGAATTAGAGGAAGCTAAAAACTTAACAGATAATGATAGCCGTCTTAATTACCTTTATGTAAATACATTTGCTCGTGATCAAGTATCTTCTAGTACTAGAACAGCTAAAGATAGAAGTGAAGGTAAAAAACATATAATAGGAAAAAATACCGACTTTGAAGAAATTGCGAAACAAGGAGGTAAGCCTTATTTCTTTTGTAATGATTTAAGTAAACTGGAACTTTATAAGAATACTAGTGATAGTTTTAATCACGATGCAGGCAGTGGTAAACCAAGAAAAGATTATAACTCGACGATTGCATGGCCTATTTCTTATATTTTGACAAAAAGTGAGGCCATAGAAAACGGTCGAGCTCGCTTGAAAGTCTTAGATCAAAACTTTTATGGCTTCTTTTCGGTTGATGCAATACCTAGAGGAATATTTGAAGAACGGTATGATGTTACTTTAGGTAAGATTTATACAGAAGCCCTTTACCCTGTTCTTGATTTATTTGCTTCAATTACAGCAAAAAAACAAGAAATTGAAAAAATAGAGAAAGATGCAGTGTAGTTTGTTACAATTTATTTGTTCACAAAAGCGAATATATTTTGTACTATTGCCCATCCTAAATTATAGTTGGGTTAGCAACTGGAGAGAATTATGAGTGAAGTTGAAGAAATTGTTGACGTTAGACCTAATCAGGTTCAGTCATCAAGGAACTCAGATTCAGATCGTGAAAAAGAAAAACAAGGCTATGATGTTGTAAATGTAAGAGCAACTGATAAAGATGTTACTTACAACACAAGGTTTGTTATTTTAGCCCGATAAGACGGTAGAAAATAATTGTTTTTAAGTCCCACTATTTAATACCATAACTAAAAAACAAATGAACTTGCCCTGAACATTCAGAACAAATAAGAGTATAACTTTCTTTACTTTTAGTAACCTTGGTACTCTTACTTTTACACTGAATACATGGCATTTTCATTGCTGTGTTCGTATTACATTCATTGCAATTAATAAAGTAACCATAGCGGCCATATTGTGCTGTAAAATTTTCTGATTCATTACATTTTTTGCATTTCAATATATTATTATTTTGAAATGGCGTAATTACTTTTCTTTCTTCTTTCTGCGATTCTTTTTTCTTCACTTTATTAGCTTTCGATGAAGTGTTTTTTATTAAGAAATCAGTAATTGATTTTAATTCATCATCACTGAAAGCTGGTCGAACGTCGGAAATACTAAACGCTCTTTTTAAAGGGCTTTTTAAGTCCATCACCTTATTAATTCTATCAATTAGAAATTCACTTTTTACTACCACATCAGAAATGTTTTTAGGGATACTTTCTCTATCAATTATTGAATTACTTGATACTGCGCACAGAATATTCCACTTTCGCATTTCAAAAGATTGCTGTTTAAATCCTAATAATTTACCGAGGATATCTGCTCGGTGATGATGCAATAATTCTCTTAATAGTTTTTGTTGAAGTTCTGCTTGTTTGATCGGTGAAGGCATACCAAACCAATTTGAGTTTGAACTACGTGTCCATTCTCCAAGATCATTAACTTTCACTTCACCACTAATACTCTTGGACTCAATCAATAAAAATCCAAAGGGATAAATTATTAGGTGGTCTATTTGTGCCGTTTCATTATTGAATGAAAATTTATAATCATTAATGACAAATACTTGAGGGTGATCTTTGAACTCTCTTCTTAAAAAGAAAGCAACGTTTTGCTCTTGTTTTTGACCTGCTACGGCCATTGCTGAACTTACTTTTTGAAGATCTTTTTCCTTGATAATCATTTATATATCCGTATATTTTAAATATTATAGTGTGCTGATATTTACATTCTTTGACCAGACCAAACCACTCGGCCTATTAGCTCGATATCCGTACCATTTAGATGTTCTTTGTTTATTTCCCAAGGTTCATACATATCATTGTCAGATTTTACTTTGATAATACCACCGGGTAATAACTGTAATCTTTTCACTAATAAATTGTGTTCATGACGCATCACATAAATACCATCACTTAGCCCATTAAAATCTCGGTTAACCATAATCATGGCTCCGTTCTTTAATGTTGGGTACATACTGTCACCTTCAACCAACATCAAAAAAACTTCTTTTGGGTTTACACCTATTTCTTTATCTAACCATTCAGGTTCGAAACTAATTAATTGAGTTTGTTCTTCTGCTTCAACTAAAGAACCGTCACCAGCTGACGCTGAAACTTCATAAAAAGGTAAATTAATGTGTGAACCATTTTTATTTTTTGGAATGTTTTGAATTGAAAGTTCCGCTTTTCTAAATGCACTTGTAGGAATTTTTTTTCGTCCTCGCCAAGTTCTAATAGTCGTTGGAGATACTTCTAATTTTTTAGATAGTTCACTGATTTTACTAGTCTTTGTTATTTTGAATAAACTTTCTAATTGCTGTTCAAAATCTTCCACATTAATTTCCTATAAAATAACGTTGCAAATCGCTCCATCTTGATTTAGTATCTTTATGGAGCGGTACGGAGCGGTTGTTGTCGTTTGTAATCGCTTTGACTTGTTATAACCGCAAATAATTACATAGGTGTTGTATGAATACAAATTTTGCATTGCTCGCTAGGTTCCAAACACCAGTGATTGAACTGAAAAATGTCTGTGAAGAATTCTTCGGTATCAAGCCAAAAACAGCAGAGCAAAAAGCTAAAGGGTGCGATTTTCCAATTCCAACATTTAAATTACGAGACTCAGAACGCAGCCCTACATTAATAAAAATTGAAGACTTAGCGACTTATATCGACAAACGCTATGCAGAAGCAGAAAACGAATGGAAACAAGTTCACAACCTTTAACGCTATTACTACTAAGTATCGCGTATCGGTAAGAAAAAAACGAATAAAGAAACTTATTAAGTGACTTAAATGATTATCTATTACGAATACGAAAGGGTTTTAGGCGTTAACTCAACACATGATGATGATTCAGGTGTACGCCAATATAACTACTTTTCGTCACTGTCTAAATTCAAGCAGTGGGTTTCGTATGAAATGGGTAATTCAGACGTAGTAGAAATCACGGATTCAAATTACCGACAATTAGTTCAAAAGGGGGTCATATGAAAAATGTTATAAACAATGCTTTATCACCTCTGGCTGATGAACTAATTAGTAAACGCCTTGTTGCAAAAAAAGACAACATCATTGTTGACCACTTAGCTTTTAGTTTTCCATTGTCACAGCTTCGTCATTGTCATAAAGCGGGTTTTGCAGGTTACAGCCCCAAAAACCAACCGTATTTTCCATTGCCACCCAAGGTTGAAAACTCTGAGGGTAAATCATTAGAAGAAATTGAAAGACACGCACTCTTTGTTAAAAAGCAATTGTCAGATTTCTATTTTAGAACCCTTAAGATTTTTGTTGATCATGTTCTCGGTTTTACCCTTTCCGCACCGAGAGACAAAGGGTTTCATGGTTATAGCAACTCGCTAACGATGAAATCACAAACGGGTGTTGATGTTGGTTTTATTGGTTTAGGTGGTCAACGAGATACGGCTTACATTCAAATTTCTGGTTTAGGGTGTAAAAACTTATTTGGCTATACCGATAAATTTAAACTTCATCATTGGCTTAATAGCGTTTTATCGATTTCTTTTTTGTCGCGTGTCGATTTGGCAAGTGATGATTACGACGGCATTTTTGATTGTGATTATGCGGACAAAGCTTATAGAGATGGCGCTTTTAGAACAGGTAAGGGCGGCATTATGTCTGTCTTTAAAAACGCCAGTGAATATACCTATACCAAAGACTTTCAAAAAAACTTTGATGTTGAAATGGTCACGGTGGGCAAACGCACAAGCCCTATTTATTGGCGTATTTACAATAAGAAATTAGAACAAAAAATTGTGAATGAAGACCTTAATTGGTATCGCTCTGAGGTTGAATTAAAAAAATGGTCTGTTGATTGTTTGCTTGATGTTGACGCCACCTTTGCCGGTATTAATGTTTTTTCTCAAAGTATGGAAAATACACAAGGTATTCGTACCAAGTCCATGTCTCCAACAAAAGAAGCTTGTTTAGAATTAGCGAGTCGCGTTCGTTGGTTTCGACATGCAGCGGGTCGTGCTTTGGGTGATGTTATTGAGTTAGTTGGCGGTGATATTTCTAAAGCCTTCGGCTTACTCCTACCTGATGAAGTATTGGGTGACAAATTGGGAATTCCTCCCACGTATAAGAAATTAATTAATCATGCACTGGAGTGTTAAAAAATGGCTATTGTAATTGCTGGTATTGGTATTACGCGTTTTCCTGAATCTAAAAACCCACATATTGAAAATGCAAAATTAGAAGTGTTGTATCCCTTAGAGGCGGTTGATTCGCCTAAGTTTCAACGTAAAGCGGCGGGTCGTACTACGTCAACCCCTTTTGGCAAGGAAGCCATCTCGATTAACGCGAAATACGCGCATTTGTTAATTGATTCTCAAGCGTTCGTGGGGGATAAGCAATACGACCTCAAATTCTCTTTTAATGACGACACGTTTGAAAATGAAGTCATTGAAATAACGCCTGTTGATGCTCAGTTAAAAGAACATTTCACGCTTTCGTTAAAGAACTTTAAAGGCGCTTAATGATGATGAACACGTCAAACAATAAATTGAAGATTTTTATTTTTTTGACGTTGTTTGTCTTCGTTTCAAATGTTGATGCGGCTTATTGCCTTATTGAAGATGGTAACGGAAATTTGAGCATTGACAGTACATCAGTAGAGACTTGCCCTAGTGGCTTGGTTTTACTTTCAAAGACCGATTATAACAATATGAATGTTGACCTTGGTGAAATTACATCAGCAGATATTGCCATTAGTTTTACTTGGGGCTTTGGAACCTATTTATCTTTTTGGTGGTTTTCTTATGTTATCAGGACAGCTAAAAAAACCATCAAATTGATATAAAAAGATTCTCGTTTCGGGGGCTTCTGAAACAGAATAAAACGGACAATTTTGTCCATATAACTGTAAATTTTGGAGAGAAAAAATGGCTGATATTTTCACAGCAGTAGATATAAGTACAGTAGCAACATTCGTTGGTGCAACAGGCGTTTTAATCGTTGGCGTTTACCTTGCTTTTAAAGGCATTGGTTTAGCTAAACGCGCAATCGCTGCGGCTTAATTGAAATGGCGGGTATTATGCTCGCCCTTTTTCATGTCTGCATAGTAATGCTTGGCGCGATGTGTGCCAAAGAAGTTTGCTCTGCACTTGGTTAAAGGGTTAAAAAATGAAAATTTTAATTATGGCGCTGTCTTTATTGGTAGCGCCTTTTTTTTTACATGCTGATATTTTTCACGATGGCACAGTAGATGTTCAAGCGCCGAAAACCACTGATATTGATACGGGTTACTGTAATACCTCTCTTACGGGCAATTCAGACGAAAGAATGTCAGCCAGTGAATGTGTAGACATAGGGCAAGCGAATTTACCTGACGTTGATTTATATGATTGTTGGGAAGTCGCTGGTAATAACGAGATTAAGAACTTTTGCAAATATGATGATGATAAATATGCAGAGCCTCAATCAGCTTACATCAGCCGTTGGTTTGGTTTTTTAACGGTACCTTTAACCCTTTGCCCGCCTGAATCATTCCCAAGTTATGTTTCACCCGTTATGAATGAAACGGGCGAACTTGAAGGGTGTTACGACCCAGCTCAGGCTAATTTAGTTGATGATTGTAACTTAAATTCAACTGACCAATATTTAGCTGTTCCTGTTACGGCGCCAATAGGTTGTTTCACTACATCAAATGGCTCTCAATGTAAGTATAAGTCTGTCGATGTGGGTAACGGCGTTAATGCGTATGAATTGGATTTAGAGGGTGATTGTTACACCGATTTATTCCCAGATATAGAAGGGGACCCAGAAACCACCACAACCCCAACAAATTCAGAAGATACCTGTAAACCTTGGGGCGGTACTGGAATGATATGCCCAGAAAAAAGGGAAGATGTTTGCGATATGTACGGTAATTGTAATGAAGGCTGCGGCACTGTTAACGGTACTTTTGTTTGTATTGATGCTGATAGAGATGGTGATGGTGTGCCTGATTATCTCGACCCTGATGTTGATGGTGATGGTGTTAGAAATGAAGTTGACCTTGATAACAATGGTGACGGTATTGATGATTCCATCGACTTATCAAAGCCCAAAGAAGGGGAGATAGACATTGACCTTTCACCCATTGTTAACGAGTTAAAAAAGGGTAATGCAGAATTATCTGAAATAGGTCAGGGCGTCGACATGCTTAACAATGATTTAAAGTTTTTAGCTAAAGATGTATCAGACATAAAAGAATCAATAACAGAAGTCGGAACCTACAAACAAGATAAGCCTAAAGGGGGGTTAAAAGGCTTTTGGGAAACTGACTACCCAGAAGGTTTACAAGGTGTTGTTGATGCAAAAATGGCAGAAGTTCAAAGCACCCAGTTTTTTACCTTTTTAGAGCAGTTTCAAATCAGTGTCGGCGGCTCAAGTGCCACTTATGATATGTGTTTCGATTTAGGGGGTATGGGTAACTTTGGTTGTCATAATTTCGATATTGACCCCAGAACCTTTCCAGCCATAAAAATATTTATCTTAATATCTGCGGTGTTCCTTTGCCGTCGTATTTTGTTTGGTGGTTAATATGATTTTATTAGATGCACATGTTGAGGCTTATAGATGGTTTCAGTTTTACCAATACATAGGGGAAGAAAATGCTTAATTTTTTCGTTGAAATGTGGAACAGCTTTGTTGATTTTAGTTGGCAGTTGGTTTTATCTGTTTTTGATATGTTGAAAGACCTTTTTTACTGGTTAATGGAACAGCTTTTTACGGTTGGTATTCTTATTTTGGAGGGTGTCGGTTCGTTAATGTCAGGTTTAAGTGTTGCTCAGTACATCAGCGCCTTACCAAGTCAGACAGCCCATACCATGTCGATTATTGGCATTAGTGAAGCTATGGGGATGGTAATCACGTGTTTAGGTATTCGCTTTTTACTCCAATTAATACCGTTTGTAAGATGGGGCTCATAATATGTTAAATGGAATTTCGGGAAAGCCAGGGGGCGGTAAATCTTACGAAGCCGTTGTTACGCATATTATAAAAGTCATTACCGTTGAAAAAAGAAAGGTGGTGACTAATTTACCCTTAAACATTGAACATTTTTGCTCTGTGTATGGCGAATATTGTCGAGAGTTGATTGTTGTCGTTGATGGCCAGTTCCACAATTACGGCGGTGAACGTCCTTTTTCACAAAAAGAGCACTATTTACAATATGAAGATTGGCAGAATGATAAAGGTCAAAAAGTTTATTTTTTTATAGATGAATGTCATTTAGCCATGCCAATGCAAGGAACGGACAAGGCGCTATGTGAATTTTACTCAATGCACAGACATTACGGTTTTGACATTATGCTAATCACTCAAAACTTTAGAAAAGTGAACAGGGATATTAGAGACATGATCCAAAATCATTATCGGGCGATTAAAAAGTCGATGATGGGTCAAGATGATAAATACATTTTAAAAGTGCACGATGGTGCGTCCAGCTCTAAAGCATCAGAAGTTGCTACACATGAAAGAACCTATGAAAAAAAGTATTTTGCTTTCTACCAATCTCACACCAAATCAGATGTTAGCGTTGATGAGTCAAAATCAGCAGACATAAAAACGTGGTATTCACATTGGTCAATCAAAGCATCTGTGTGCTTTTTATCTTTGCTATTTTTATTTTTACAAAAGCCTTTGCTGATATTGAAGACAAAACAATAATTGAAGAATTACCACCTACTGAATCCATATCTGAAAATCCAGCGTTAAAAACTGATTTACCAACCGATATGAAGGTTCCTGATAAAAACCCTAAAAAACGATTAACAGCGCGAGAGCAAGAATATTCAAGCATGTTAAAAGAATCTAAAAAGTATCATCCTTTTTATAAAATCAATTTGTCTATTTCAGGTTATGCAGAATATAAAGAGAACGGAAGGAACACAAAGGTTGTTTACTTTTCAGCGAATCAAAACGGGCAGCATGTTTTTACATTAAAAAGCGTGGATTTGTTACTCGCTGGTTATGATGTCAGGGTGCTAACTGAATGTGCGGTGCAAATTAAATATTTAGATTATGAAGATTTCATAACATGTGATGCACCAAGGCAGGGAGCTGGTGTTCCTGTTGTTGGAGAGCTCGCGAGTAATTAAGGTTGTCTTAGCATCGCAGATATAAACTGCTTTGTTTTATCGTGAGCAAATTAGCTTGCGATTATCGGGGAGTCTTTTTACTTTTAGCAAATAATACATTCTAGGGCGCACAGTGTTAAATTGATTTCCTGTCATATTTAATGCCGTGCAAAGCCATTTTCAAAATCAACCGTTGCCGTCCTGCAAAACTTTTCTTAAAAAATACCTTTTAGCCTCTATAATAGGCTTTTTCGTTTTTTTACTCGCATTTTTTTATTATTTGGAAGGGAGGGACCCGCTTGCGGGAGGGACTCAACAAATATTAAAAAATACCCCGTACTGTATTACGGGGTATAACTCCTATCATTTTACTCGCTTCCAGCCATAACTTGTTATTTTCAGTTTTTAACATACAATTAACACAATAAATAACAGGGATTGTTAACTATGACGACTAAAGAAATTGAACGGATGAATATCCTCTCTGAAAAAACACTTTCCTTAACGGCTACTCCAGAAGAACTCGCTGAATTTTATGAGCTTCTTAATATTATGAAAAAGTCTGACACGCATAATATCGTTCTTGGGTTGCCTCGTTAATATAATCTATTAACGTGTTTAATAATGTGTGATTAATTAGCTTTATAAATTATTCAACTTCATAATTTAATGATTGTTGGCTAATATCTACTTGGTCTACTTGGTCTAGTTTCCTATTACTTGCTTAAACAATTTTTCAATTTGATGTGTTTGCACTCCTTCATTGGAGAAAACGTGTTTAATCACTGTTTTACCGAAGGTCTGTTGAATTATGCCAATAAATACTTGATATAATTGTATTATTTGGTTACCTTCACTTCTATTATATAAAATTAAGACGGAATATGAATTTCTTTAATAAGTTTTTTATCCCGTGCAATAAGCTGTTATAAATCAACATTAACTTAGAGTGGTAGTATGAATCCAAGAGACATAAATCTAATAAATAAAACCCCTGAGCCGAATTTTTGGTCCTTACCAAATTGGTATAAAATTTTCTCAGTGGCCTTAGTGCCTGTTGCTATAGCATACAGCGGCTCGATAATTCAATCTGCCATAGCTGAAAAAAACCTAGAGAAAGATTATGTAGCTATCTCTGTCTCTATATTAACAAGCCCAAATAAAAAGATTGATGAGGATTTAAGAGGCTGGGCAGTTGAAATACTAAATATGCACGCACCAATTTCTCTACCAGCTAAATCTCAAGAATTATTAAAGTCTGGAGATGGGCTTTTAGGAAAAGCATCTTTAAAAGTTTCTAATGGCGATTTGTTCGTATTAGATAGTGCTTTTGACGGAAGAGCTATAATTGAAATAACACACTCTAAGGGATGCTTTGCTGAATATAAGTCGTATTATAAAAGTGTTACTGATAAAGGAACCTTTAGTTCAAATAAATTATTTGAAGATTACGTGAAAGATGCAGATGGTAATTCTATAAATAAAGGGAATACAATTATAAAAGCTGGCCCTTTCAGTGTTGAATGGTCATGTAATTCAGAAAGTTCTGGCTGGATATACCCGAAACAATACAGTACTGAAATTATCTTAGACAGGAAATTAGACGAATATATACCAGCGCAGTAGTTTAATTTATATAAAGTTGCTTAAACGGAGATAAACAGCTGGCTGTACTCGTTCCTCGCTATTATGGCAAGTCATTTTTACCCGCTTAGCAAAGCGTTATTAGTGATTGATAATTCTTCTTTCTTAAAGCAGACTGTTTCTTCTTCTAACTTATATAGGGATATAAAATTGAGTCTAAAAAATGAGGCGTTCAAAAAGGATTTGAAGTTTTTTATTAACGATTATGATGAAAACAATGAGGCTATAGCAGCCATAAGTCGAGCTGTATTTTTAGAAAAGTTTCCATCTAGCGGCATTTCTAAGCTAAGAATAAAAGATTATGTATACGGTTTAGGTAAAGATTCTGAAACATTTTGTAGACACGTTCAAGATAAGACAGAGAAATGGGCGAGAATCCGAGCCGGACAACCTACTAAATACGGTGTTTATTACGGTAAAGAAACTTATCAATTTGCTGAAAAATACGGTTCTAACTGGAAGGATGTTTTTAATAAAGTAAAATTTCATCTTCAACAATTGTTAACTGATGGTGAAAATCTCCATTTTGATAAAGTTGATAAGAATCCACTGGCACAAACCTTCAAAGCGAAAGTCCTAAGTCTTTACTACCCTGAAAAATACCTTAATGTTTGTGGTAAAAATTATATAAAAGATATAACTCGAGGATTAGGTTGGGATTGCAGTATTTCAATAAGTAAGCAACAACACTTATTATTTAAGGAGAAATTAAAGCACCCTGAAACGAAGTATTGGACAAACCCTAAATTCATGTCTTTCCTAGATCGTCGCTACATTAAAGAAAACTTAAATTCTACTGCTTGTAAAGATGTTAGTAAGCCGCGACAAAAACCTAACAAAATTGTCGATTTTGATGTATTACAAGAGATGCGAAATAAAATAGGTAAGATCAGTGAGCAATATGCTTTGAAATTTGAAAAGCAAAGACTAACTGGTTTAGGTTTAAAGTATCTTGTAGATAAAATTGAGGATAGGTCTAATAAACCAAGCTTCGGTTATGATCTTCTTTCGTTTGAGGCAGATGGTAGTGAAAGACAAATTGAAGTAAAAACTGTCAGTAAGAAAGAATGTAAGGAAAAAGGTGTTTATAGATATTTTATATCTAGTAATGAGTTTTCTGTTTCTAAAGAGCCTGATAAAAATTATCATTATTACTTCGTTATAATGGGGAGTGAGTTTAAACCCAAAAAACTTGTAATGATGTCAGCTTCAGTTGCAAATAAAAAAGTAGAAATGGAACCAATTATTTTTAAAGCGAAAGTTAAATTATATTGAACAAGATTTTAGGGTGTTTGAATTAAAATGTTATATTTAAAATAGACTAATCTATAAATTGTTATTGATATCAAACCAAAAAAATTAATTAAAGATATTTAGTTAAACTTATCATGAAGTTTGTGTGGAAATAACTGCGTATAAACTTGCCATAAAATATTAAGGTTCCTATGACCTGTAACTTGAGCTACTTCTTCAATGGAGTAGCCTTGTTCAAATAAACGGCTTGCCCCTTCACGCCTTAAATCATGGTAGCGTAAATCTTCAATACCTAAATCATTTCTTACTCGTTGAAATCCAGCCGTTACACTTCTTGAATTATAGGGAAAAATTACCTCACTAGTTTTAGGTTGTTTAGTGGCAATACTGAAAGATTCACCTAATAGTGGGGCAATCATGTGATTACCTTCCTTTTTACGGGGATCTTTTCTGTCTCTAACAACAATCGTTTTATGGTCTAGGTTTAGATCGTCCCATCGAAGTTTACAAACTTCACCTATACGCATACAGGTTAGAATACTGAAATCTAAAATATCTAAATAAGGAATTCTGACATGACCATTTGGCTTTTGTTTTTCTCTTATTTCTAATCCCACTTTCAATTTTTCTAGTTCAAGCTCTGTTGGCCTTCTAGTTCTTCTATCACTCTTACCAATTAAACCCATATCAATGAGTGTTGGTATTGCTTCATCAAAAACGGAAAAGTTGGCTTCAATATCAAAAACTGGGTGAGCTTTTTTCATTACCGCACGTAAATAACAAATGTCATGATAAACAGTTGCAGGCTTTGCTCCTGCAAGTTGTCTTATTTTACAGTGTGCAATTAAATCGCTAGTTTTAAGTTTATTACTTTGTATTTTAGCTATGTCACAGTCCCTAAGCATTTTGATCACGTATTGCTTAGTTCTTCCTGTTTTCTCCCATAAATGGACATCTTCAAAATATAAATCTAACAATGCGCTGAGTGGTATCGTTTTCTTAATACCAATTTCGTCATTTTCTATTTCTTGTACACGCTTCCTTCCATATGTACGAGCGAGTTCTTTTTTACGGAATGTTTTAGATTCTCGGTGTATAATTGCGTTTTTTTGTTTAACAACGACTTTACAGCGATAAGAAAAGTCACCGTTTGCCTTTGTACGTTTTTCAATTGTAAAAGATGCCAT